TATAGCCGGGATATTTGCAGCTGACAAAATAGTAGGCTTCACCAAGGAGGTCATTGCAGTGACTGCTCAATTCCAGAAGTTTGAGTCAGTGCTGAAGAATACACTAGGCAGCAACAGTGCAGCTCAGGGAGCATTGGCAAGTATCAAGCAATTTGCAGCAACAACACCATTCAGCGTTCAGGAGGTAACTGATTCATTCGTTAAGTTGGCAGGAGTAGGTTTTAAACCGACCATTGACCAGATGAGGAAGCTCGGTGATGTTGCCTCCTCACAGGGCAAGTCATTTCTTCAGTTTACTGAGGCCATACTGGATGCCAGGAACTTTGAATTTGAGCGACTCAAGGAGCTAAACATAGGCGCAAGAACAGTTGGTGAGAATATCATCTTCAATTTTAAAGGGGTAGAAACTCAAGTCAAGAAAAACAGAGAGGCTGTGCAGGCTTATCTACTTAGCCTGGGCGATTACAATGGTGTAGCTGGAGCTTCATCAGCTGTCTCCCAGACCTTGGGAGGTCAAATCAGCAACCTTGGCGATACTTGGGATTCACTCCTGAACACCATAGGCAACAACCTTGCACCAATATTTGGCAAGGCACTGACCGTGACTGCTGAGTTTCTAGGTGCGCTCAATGATCTCTTTAAAGGCGATGTGCAAAAAGCACAGGAGTTTCTGGGTGGTCAATACACAGCCTATACTAATTTCTTTGCCAAGACATCAGATGAGGCATTGAAGAATGCTGAAATAAATTCAAGGAGAAACATAAAGATTAAGGAAGAGGAACTAAAAGTTCTAAAAGCAAGAGCAGCAGAAGAAAGAGCAATAAGAGAGCAAGTAGCCTCCGAATCTAGGGTGTCAGTTGATATTGGGGCTGGCCCACTTGAATTACAAGTCAAGAAGGACGAGAAGTATTTGGATGCTCTCAAAGCCCAGAATCAAGCAGCCATTGATGAGATCAATAAGAGAGCTAAGGCAGCAGCGGCTGCAAGTGCATCATCTCAGGCTGAGGATAAGGCTCAATATCAATCTAGACTTAAGCTACTTGAGCTTGAGAAGCAACAGCAAGTGCTGATGGCTCAGCTCAGAGGCTCAAAGTTGGGCGAGATTGGGGCAGAAAGAGTATTCCAGGAGGCAGTATATCAGCTTAAAAAGCAATACAGCACTAAGAACATTGGCATCGTTCAGGATGAGGTCAAGGTAGCCAAACTCCAGAGAGATAAGGCAGTGAAGGACTTTGAGGATGCAGCTAAAAAAGAGTATCTGACAGCCATAACTCTGGAGGATAGGATAAAAAAGGCCAAGGATGAGACAGCAACTGATGAAGAGAAACTCTATCAGGAGCGATTGAAGAGAATGAAGGAGTGGCAGAAAGCCTATGAGGATGACCTAAAAAATCAGGTTGAAAAAGAGAAGGAAGCTGCTAAGATTAAAGAGGAGATCAGGGATAAGGCTTATCAATTAGGCCAAGAAATTATTGCTGGTGGATTTGACCTATATCAGCGCAATCTGAGCAATGAAATGACCCTACTTCAGCGCAGATATGATGAAGAAGTAAGATTGGCAGATGGCAATCAGCAGAAACTGACTCAGATTGAGGAAAAGAAAAGGCAGGAAGAGAAGGACATAAGAACCAAGCAATTCAGAGCTGAGCAACTTCAAGCTGTTGCTAATGTGCTATTTAGTGCAGCTCCTGAAATCATCAAGTATGCAGTCTCTGCTCCTCCATTGGCAGCAATAGTGGCAGCATTAGCAGCTACACAGACAGGCTTAATCCTTGCCCAGCCTGTGCCTGAGTTCGCAGAGGGAACAAAAGGTAAGCCATTTAAGGGAGGTAAGGCAATAGTAGGTGAGCGAGGGGTTGAGAAGGTTGTGACCGAGTCGGGCAAGGTTTATTTCACTCCTGGCACTGCAACACTTATGGACTTGCCTAAAGGATCACAGGTAATACCTAACCATGCCTTGAGCAGGCAAGAGCTATTCCTGGCTAACCACTATGCCAATCGTAACAGCAGCTCAGGCTCTCCGGTGGTGGGCAAGTTGGATGAGCTTGGCAGCATACTGAAAAGCCTACCTATCACTCAGCTAAGCATGGATGAGCGAGGGTTTGAGAAGTTCATCCGAACACCACGAAGGACAACTAAAATTTTGAACAATAGGTTCAGGACTGATTCATGAGGTTATTGGTTTAGATTAGACTGTGCAAAGAGCCTCTGCATTGCAGGGGCTTTTTCTTTTTACCTTTGCGATTATGGCAGGATGGAAATTTTACTTGAATAATGTAGAGGTAGAAGAGCCTATTGGCTGGGATGCCATTGAGTTCACAGCTATCAGGATGGAGAGTCATGGAATTGACCAGCCATTCAGCACTGAGGTCAGGTTCTATGGCAAGGGCGCAAAGCTAATTAAAGACCTCTATGACCGTTACTTTATCAATGCTCAGATAGCAATCAGGATCACATCTGATGTCGGTTACAGCGGCTCATTATATCAATTTGATGGATTCCTAAACCTAGCAATTTATGAAGAGTTTAATGTGTGCGACACCGACAGCTGGGAGATAACTGTTGGCATTATTGATGATGACTTTAGGGAGAAGTTCAAAGCCAGGCAGGACATAGAGATTGACATCACTACTCCATTAGACTTGGATGGCAATGCCATTAGCCCAATAATCTATGATAACATCAGGATGCACAAGCAAGACCTGTATCTCACTGCTACTGCTAGTGATAGAGTCAATGAGTTTCCAATTCCGGCTTGGTCGCAGATTTATCGAAACAATGCCAATGGCTGGATTTTGGAAAACTTTGCCAGCGTTATCCCAGCTTATTATAACAATACAGACTTCTCAGGAATGTTTGGCAGCACATTTGACCCGGTTGCCACTTTATGGACTCCTTCAAATGTCACTTTTAAAAATAATGCTACATATCAAAGGACTATCAACTTTAATATGAGGGTCAAAGGAGCGTTTTATTGGACACAATATGACACCAACCTAATTGACCCTGATTCAGCTGATGTGGTCTTATCATTAATGGTCACTAATGGCGATGCTGCTAATGGAGGAAGTGAAACTCAGAGATATTATTTAGGCACAAGCGCAATAAACACTGTCTCAGACCCATTGGTATTTGTTCAGTTTGACTTTGTTGCGAATCAAGCTGTAACTCTTAATCCAGATGATAGAGTTTTGATTTTTATTCAGTGGGGTTCAGGTGGCAATATTGAAGTTGGTGTCACTCCTCCAGATCCTGGAATAACAAGAGCATTGGGCATTTACATTGAAGATGTATGTCTTAGCTTGAGTGAAATTAACTCAGGAACTTATGCTTCATTTTCAGACACTTTAAGAATTGAGAATTTCCTAAACAGAGTTATTTACAAGCTAACAGGCAGCAATAACATGTTGCTTTCTGATGCCTTCAGTAAAGACCTTGATGGCTGCTATTGGAACAATGCCATCACCAATGGATTACGCATCAGGAATGCGCCTACTATCAATGCTCTTAATTTATGCGACCCAGAAGAGCCAACAGAAGACCCTTATGCTTTAAGGACTTCATTCAAGAAGATATTTGAAGACCTTGATAAAATATTCTGCCTAGGATGGGCATTTGAATGGACAGGCACAGATTGGAAAATCAGAGTAGAGCCTAGAGAGTATTTCTATCAGAACAGCATAAGCCAGAGCTTTGAAAATGTTGGCGAAGTAAGGCAGATGGCTAAGAGTGACTTATTGGTTAATAATGTGAATCTAGGCTTTACCGATAAGTGGAAAAATATATCAGTCTCTGGAGTTTGGGCAATTCACACTGATAGAAACTACTTTATAGCCAATAAAGCAATGGCTGAAAACTCATCAGCCAGATTAGACATTAGAACTAATATAATTGGAGAAGGCTATGCGATTGAATTTAGCCGGAGGCTGTCATTCATTGAGTTTGATTCAGGCACATCCGATCGGCCTAATGACTATGAGCTATTTATTATTTGGCTAAACAGATTTGAACTTACAGGAGAGGACATTGCAGAGACTCCTTTTTACTATTTTGGTGAATCTGGGGCTTATTCCTTTTTACCTGGAGAAGTGAGCATGCCATCCAACTACATCACGGCATCCAGCTCACCATTGTCAGGCCTATACAACATCTACCACACACCTGCTCGCATTGCCTGCCGCTGGTGGAAGGTGCTTGGCATGCACACCTATGGTCTGGCTGATGAGCGATTGCGCTATCAGGTAGGGGAATATCAAACCTCATACAACAGTACAATCAATGGCAATGAGGAGAATGAAGATTGCATTCAGATAATTAATGGGCAAATATCCGAAGACTCTGATATCTATGCCTTCATACTTAACACGGCTTATAAAGAGTACCTATTTAAGCCTATCGGCATTGAATTCAGTTATCCGCAAAGTCTCTGCGATTTCTTAACTTTGTCGCAGGAAGAGCAATATCGGAAAGTAAGGCTCACTTCAGGCAGCTTAGATGTTCAAGGCTTCATAACCGAGGCCATGAATCAGCCAGAAGATGCTTCCGGTGGTACAACTAAGTTCACTCTGCTCATGTCTGCACAGACATCAGGCACAGGTGGAGCATTCACAGACGGTTACAGCACAGGCTTCGACAATGGCGAATAGAACCAGAGCGCAATTAAGTACAGATTCATTAGGCTTTTTTCCTGACAATAATAGTCAGTTAATTACTCCTGAAGACCTTAGGGATTGGATAACCAATGGAATTGAATCATTCGTAACTCAGAAGGACACCAGCACCTTTGAGAATGCCTTTTATGAGGCCAAAGGCAATCCAATCACTGCCACATCAGGAACAACTAACCTAGCCTTAGCCAATGGCAACTTTGTGCATATTACAGGCACAGGCTCTATCTCAATTAACTCCTTTGGCACATTGCCTGCCGGATCACGCTTTGTTTTGTGCTTCGACATTCCGGTAACTTTAGTTTATAATGCCACCAGCCTGATTATCCCTGGTGCGGCCAATGTAACAACTGCCGCAGGAGATTGCATCATGCTTATCTCCGAAGGTTCAGGTAATTGGAGAGTGATAAGCTACTTCCCGGGCAGTGGGCTTCCGGTAGGTACTGTGACTGCTGTAACTGCATCTACTCCATTAGCATCATCAGGAGGCAATGCTCCTGATATTAGCTTAACAGGCATTATACCTGTAGCTAATGGAGGCTCTGGAACTGCGACTCCATCATTAGTCGCAGGAACTAATGTAACCATTACAGGTTCATGGCCTAATCAGACTATTGCGGCAAGTGGCGGTGGAGGAGGTTCAGGTACTGTTACTTCAGTAGGCCTTACAATGCCTTCTGCGTTTAGTGTGGCTAATAGTCCTGTGACCACATCAGGCACATTAGCAGTAACCGGAGCAGGATTAGCGAGTCAATATGTTAGGGGTGATGGCACTTTAGCTAATTTTCCAGAATCTACTGGAGGAGGTAGTTCAATAAGTTATTACCTAAATGGTTCAATCACTCAACTGACAATTAGTGGAACTACCTACTATCAAATGAGTAAGACTCCGGTTTTCGGAGCAGGAACTAACTTTACCAGAACAAGTGCTTCGGGGAATGGATATGTAGCATCATTCATTACTGATGCAGGAGACCCTAATATAATTTCAATACCAGGCGGCAACTTTAATCTTGAATTCTACTTTAATGCCTCTTCAGGAGGAGGTAGCCCTCAGTTTTACGCAGAGCTTTACAAGTATGATGGTTCAAGTCTAACATTAATAGCCTCTGGTAGTACCAATCCAGAAGGCATTACCAATGGAACAACGGTTGATCAATACTTCACTTCTATTGGTGTGCCTACTACTGCTCTGGCATTAACCGATAGACTTGCTATAAGAATTTATGTAATTACATCAGGCAGGAATATTACTCTCCATACTGAGGATAATAACCTGTGCCAAGTCATCACCACTATAAGCACAGGGCTAACTGCTCTTAATGGACTTACTGCTCAAGTTCAGACCTTTGCCACAGGCACAACTGGTACTGACTTCGGGATAAGCAGTGTCACTAATACACATACATTTAACATTCCAGATGCTTCTGATAGTGCAAGAGGTTTAATAACCACAGGAGCGCAGACAGTGGCCGGAATTAAGACCTTTGGCAATGGAGCAAGTGCAGGCGAGATTAGGTTACTTGAAGCCTCAGGAAGTGGAACTGATTATGTTGCGTTAAAGTCTCCTGTTGCAATATCACCATCAGGTGCTTACTCATTGACATTACCTACATCAGATGGGACA